CGGCATTTAAGTGATCGTCATCCTTGCGGGTAGTGGCTGAGTACTCACTACGGCGGTGAGTTTTCCATCCCTGCGACCCGTGGTCCAGGTATAGGGGCACCTGAAATTGGCCAGTGCCTAGCCTTAACCGTGTAATATTTTGCCTTTGATGTGTTTGCCGTGAACTCTGACCTGAATGTGCCCGTTATAATAATCGTCTGATTCTAATACACGCCTTGAAAATTGTTCTCTTGCCTCAACATAACTACATTCTGATTTAGATTTACAATAGTATAATATTTCTCTTGTGAAATTTTCAGTGCCTAATCTCTGTACATCTGCCTTGAGTTCATCATTGCTGCCGTAATAATCTTGCCAATCGCTTGCTACTTTGCCTCGAATACGTTTTCTTTTCTTAGTTCCATTTTTTAATTTTACGATCTTGTAACTTGTTTTTGCAAATTGTGCCAATTTTTTGCCTATATACATACGGCCTGACTGTGTATTCGTAATAAGATAAACGAAGCCTATATACTCTTCTGGAATTTCTGTAACTAATTGGCCTTGATAAGTCCATGACATTCAATATATATTCGTTGCCTATTCATATTTGCCTAATTATTGAATACTTTTCATTACGTCTAAAACATATTTTGCTAGTGCCTTTGTTGTGCAATTTTCTTTAAAATGTTCAAAAATTTTATTTTCTAAGTCGTGATATTCTTTGTAGCCTTGTTCAGTTTTATAATAATCCCAACTATGCCCGTACCATTCTTTGCCTTCTTTTAACAGTTCTTTAGGCAAAGTTAAACAAATGTTTTTAGGACAATTTTCTAAATCTAAAAAATTTGGAATTGCTCTACATGCCATTATTTCATAATGACGCATACAGTCCCAACCTGCTTTTTTCTTAGTATCACCAAATAAACTTTGTCTATAATCATCGTAGTAATCTTGTTCTTTATCGTAAAGATATTTTTTACTGCTTGTATCTGGCTTTACTTCACTGTCCTTACGAGTTTTTTCTAAAGGTGTTTGAATTTTTTCTTCTGGAAATGCGAAACTTATAGGAAAGACTGTAGAGTTAAGATCTAACAATAATTCTCTTTTAAAGATGATACCTTTTCCAAAGAATTCTTTTTTTATCTCTGTACTATCTCTACCGTCGATAATAATAATTTTTTTATTATCATAATTTTTAAAAACTTCTTTATGATAAATGTTTTCTAAATAAGCATGACTAAAGATTACATAATCAAAATAGTTATTACTAATTTTTTCTTTTATATCTTCTTTTTCATAATGATGGTATTTAGGTAATATCCCGTATATAGTAAATCCTCTGCCATACATATTAGTTAATTTTTTTTCTCTATCATCAAATGATTCTGCATACATTACTGTTGATCTTGGAGAATTAAAAACTTCTATTCCTGGGAAATTATATAACCCATGTAAAAGGCAGTCACTCTGATAATCAGTACCCTCCGACCCCATAAATAAAATCTTCACTTCTTAGATTTCCTCTCGGCTTTTTCTCTGTCTATTTCATAACGCCATTGCATGATTACTTCACGACGTTCTATAGCAATATGCCTAATTTCACTGAGTAATTTTCTAGTTTTTAATCCTGCCCTACGTGTGCCTTTCTCAACCCATTCTTGATTTGCCTTAAAATATCGCCTAAATGCATCCATTAAACGATCATGGAGTTCTTCATCACGTGGAGGTTTCACCCCAAGATCTCCAAGTCGTTAGCATAACTGGTGTAACCATTTTCCTTAATAACTTTTAATACATTGTTTACACGACCAACTAGTTCATCCTTATGACTGATCAAGTAGATATTTTTATTACGTTCTCTAGCCATTTTCTTTAATACAGCAAGAGCACTTTCCACTCCACTAGCATCTAAGCCATTGTCAATAAGTTCGTCGATAAACAAGAGATTAATATTTTGGTATAGGCTTTCCCATACATCTCTAAATGCCCAACTTAAACCAAGTATCAATCTATTACGTTCACCTCTGCTTAAATTATCAAAGTCTAAATCTTGTCCTAATTGGGTAATTTCTACATTAAGATCATTTAAAAAACTAACTTGATGAGGCAGTCCCATACGATCCAAATAATAACTTAATCTATTATTCAAGTAGGCCAAGTTCTGATCAATGATCTTTTTACGAATAAAACTATCCTTACTGGTCAATAATTTAAGTAAAAATTCTTGATGTTCTTTTAATTCAGTAAGTTGGTTAACATTATCCCAATTAATTTCCTGCATGGCTGTACTACGCAATTCATCTATCTGTTCTTGATAAGGATCTACTTCTTCACTACGGCTCAATAATGTTTTTTCTAATGTAGCAAGATTGTTTTGATGCTTCAATGCTTCTTCCACAGTGTCATAAAATGTTTGAGGTCTGCCATTTATGTCGCCAATCTCATCTAACTCTGCTACCACTTTGGTTAACTTAAAATCTACATTGTTAAGATAAGTTTGTGCCTCATCTAAATTCTTTTCGGCCTCGGCTATTAAATCATCGTGCATATGCCCTGGCAAGTTTTGATCACATTTGGAACATTTATTATTGGCTAATTTTTCTAATTCAACAGTATAATTTTTAACATTACGTTCAGCCTGGTTAACAGCAGTTTCTAATGTGGCCTTTTCTTTATTAAGACTGTTGATACGAGCACTCTGTTCAAGATAACTTTTTAATTTATTATGTTGTTCTAATTCTTGTTCAATGTCAATGCTCTGTAATTCTAAAATACTTTTAGCAATCTTTTCTAAATCTTGCTCTTGTTGACTGAGCCAAGCACGTTGTTTAGAATATAGACTGTTTATACTTTGTTCAATACGTTCATTGCTGCGTTTGGCTGCTTCAATGTTAGCAGATTCTTGCTGTATAGCATCTTTAGTTTCTTTTATTTGATTTTTTAAACTTTCACTCTTATCACTGAGCAGGGTAATGCCTAATAACTGCTCAATGATCATACGTTGATCCGCAGCCCTCATGCTTAGAAATGGCTCTGTATATGTGTTCAATGCCACAATATGTTTAAACATATCATGGCTCATACCTAGTAGTTCATCTAAGTCTTTCTGTGTTTCTCTTACATCACCTTGACTTTCATCAATGACTTCTTGTTCTAAGCCATTGACAAAAAATTTAAACACATTGGGCCTACGTCCACGCTCAATGCGATATTCAACACCATTCTTTTCAAAGTTTAACTTGACCAACATGGCTTTGCCATTAGTCTTATTGACCAAGTTATCTTTCTTGATGTTGGTTAATGCTTGGCCGTAGAGCGCATAACTTAGGGCATTGACGATTGTGGTTTTCCCGGTACCATTACGGCTTCCTGAATCATCACCTCCTTGATCTAAATTTTCGCCTAATACTAAAGTTAATTGCTCTCGGCCGAAGTCGACGGCTTGGGTATTATTACCCACGCTCATAAAATTCTTAACACTAAGATCCTGTATCTTAATCATAAATTGTTATAAATGTCCATTAATAGTTTAACATTGTAGGTATCACTCTCTACACTGGTCAGTTGATTCATTACAATTTGATCTACACTTTCAAATTGTTTAATTTCCAAATCACTAGCAAATTCAATCTCACGTTTTTCAGGTATCAAGGTTAACTCCCTAATTTCGTATTTGTTAAAAAATTCTTCTTTAATATGACCACTTTCCTCATAACTGATATCTACATCTAATAATACTCTGAGGTGTTGTTTAGGTTTTATTATACGCTCTTGTTCATCTATAAGTTGAGTCAATTTGATAGTTCTGAATGTAGGTTGATCAGGCCAAGCATAGTATTCTGGTTCACTCCCCCACTTTAAGATCATCATACCTCTGTCATCATCCCAAGCATCTGCGTAGTTATGTGGAAAAGCATTACCAATATAGTGCATGTTCTGTTTATTTTGGCGTTTATGAAAATGCCCACTTAGGCCAAGTTCATACCGTTTAAACTGATCAAGTTGTATTTCACCGTGATCAGGCATCTGTACCATGGCATTCATATAAAAACTGGGCAGTTCAAAATGACCAAAAATATATCGAGCATCCTTACGTCCTACAGTTTTCCACTCTTCACCTACAAGCCAAGGACACATGGTAACTTCACCTAAGGTCATAGGTTGATGTACGACAGTGATGCCTGGGATATATTTGCCAAACTCTACGCTATGAATATCTCGCTTGTCTTTGTAATATAGGTCGTGATTACCAGGAAAGAAAAAGAACTGGTCAAATGCCTTGCCCAGTTTTTCCAAAGCCCTAAGACTATAATCCATAGTAACAATATTAAGACTATTGCGATTATGGTGCCAATCACCTAAAAAGAATCCAGTGTCACAATTATTTTCCTTTGCAGTAGCAATAAACCAATCTACAAAATCTTCACAGTCTTGATTGTGTGTTTGGCTGTTAGATTTTAGACCAAAGTGTATGTCTGTAAAAAATGCTGCCTTTTTAAATAAACTCATTCCTCTTCTCTCTCAAATCTACGTAGGCTAGCGGCGTGTTCAGCGTTGCTAGTTCTAGTATAACTTGGTGCCATATCATTCATTTCTAGTATATCATCCCTAATATTTTGATTACGTTTTTCAATATTGATTATTCGTACAAAACTGTTAGTAACAGCAGCAGTAAAATAAGCAAATGGGTTGTTCGATTTGGCTTCATTAAATTGAAGTCCTACCTGTGTGAGTTGTAGTATGGCCTGTGCTCTCATTTCATCGTTATAGGTATAGCCACGTACATTGCCACGGGTAGCATATCGTTCGCATAATTTGATATACATACGAGCCAGTGTGTTAGTTATTTGTCCATGATCCTTGCTGAACTTACCACTTTTAACTCCACCTCGCCAATGGCTTTTACCTACGCATATGAGTTCATCGTTTTCATCAAACTTCCAGTGTTGGAATGGCGGGAAGTTTACTCGATCATGGCTATCTGCTTCAGTTTTTTGGCTTTTTTTTCGTGTTTTGTTCACTGGAATATGTTCATATGTCATAATCCTAAAAACTAAGTCTGTTTTTTGAACTTTTTTATAATCAAATTCACATTCAGATAGTTTAACTTTTTCCCCTGCTTCTTTACGTTGAGCAAAAAGTTCATCAGTTAATCTTTTAGCACGATTACGCTTGGCTTCGGCTATGGTTCTGATATTAATCTTATCCTTACTGGCTAAGATAATGTCATATTGATGATATTCTGTTTTACTATAACTACAATAAGTGTTCTTACTTTTATGTATTTCTTCTAATAAATCTTTATTGTTAAGGTAATTTACGGTCATTATGCAATCTTCTCCTAATCTAATTATAAAGTACACAGTTTAAAAAGTCAAATAAATATTTGCCAAAGGGGTATAATCATGAATATAGTTCCTGCTTTAGTAAATCTCGCTGGCGATTTTATGAAAAATTTAAGAAGTAGTAATCTCCCTAAGGATTCATCTTCATCGGCACCAGCTACAGCACAATTTAGTGATGGGGCTAATCCGGCAGATTGGAGGGTACGTCTAAGCATACCAAAAGGATCTACATTTGATAGTGAATTGTTTAAGCCATTAAGACAAGCGGGCGGGTTAATTTTTCCTTACACTCCAACAATAAGTATCAATCATACTACAAATTACACTGATCAACCTATCACACATCAGAATTATCAATTTGTTGCTTACCAATATAGCAGAGTAAGTGACATACAAATTATAGGTGATTTTGTAGTAGAGGATGCTGTCCAAGCACAATATTGGTTATCAGCAGTTCATTTTTTACGCAGTGTCTCCAAAATGTACACTGGAGAAGACAAAAGTACAGCAGGAAATCCTCCCCCTCTAATGTTATTTAATGCTTATGGTGATTATGTTTTTAAAAATATTCCTGTAGTAGTAAAAAGTTTCAGTGTGAGTTTACCCAAAGAAGTGGATTACATAACAACAAAGATTACTGAACCACCTACTCCTAGACTTGCTCCCGGATCAACTGCCGCCGGCGGCAGTGGTTTTGGTTCTGCGGCAAATTTTTTAGCAGGAGCAGTCAGTGCTATAGGAGGCACACGAGCGGCAGGATTAATTAAGGCCGGAGAAACAATTAGTGATATTCTAAATGGTAAAAGTCAGGCTCAAAGTTTTCGAGGCTCAATAAGTCCCTTGGGTAAGAGTACAGAAAATGATAGTCATGTACCTACACAAAGCTCAATCACAGTGACTATAATGCCTGTTTATAGTCGAACTAAAGTAAGAGAATTTAGTCTAGCTAAATTCATTCAAGGAAATTATGTAAAGGATGGATATTTATAATGCCTGCAAGATATACTAGTTCTAGCCCTTGGTACAATACACCTATAACTAAAGAACAACTTGGAATATTAAGTATTAGACCGGTCAGTGCCGAAGCAGATGATTATCTATACACAATAGAAAGCCAATATAATTATAGACCTGATTTATTAGCCTATGATTATTATGATGATCATAAACTTTGGTGGGTTTTTATACAAAGAAATTTAGATGTATTACAAGATCCTATATTTGATTTTGTAGCAGGAGTACAAATATACCTACCAAAACCAAATAGTTTAAGAACTGTATTAGGAAAATAGGAATGGCTATTTCTTTTAAAACTCTAGCAAAGGCTGCTGTTGGTGCTGCGGCTATAGGTGCAGCACAAAAAGTTCTTAGCGGAGCAAGTCCAGCGGCTGGGATACAATCAGCTGTTAACAAAGCAGGTAACGCACTTGGCAACATAGGACAAAATTTAAATAATGCTATAAATGGTAATATAGGATTACCAGGAGTACCAAATTTTGGAGGATCTGGACCCACCGGTGGACAAAATTTTGTAGATTTTAGCAGTGGGAATAATGTAGGAAGAATTAATCCGAATGATTCCAGTGGTGATGTATATGATTTTGGGGAGCCTGGAGCCAATGGTCCTCCCTTTGAAAATGAATTACATGATTATGCCAGTTATAATTACATTTGGACAATGAGTGGATTATCTAGGGCACACATCAATTTTCCAGATGAATCTTATAGAAAAGGCATAGTAGAGCCTGTAATTTTTAAATCAGGCAGTGGTCGTCCTAATGAAAGAATAGCACTTGATCAATATACTAGTGATGCTAACCCTGAAGGAAAATTTGATTTCTTTATAGATAATGTAAGAATTGCAGGTGTTATGGGCTTAGATAAAAATACAAAAAATACAAACAGTACAGGACTTAATTTTACTATAATAGAACCTTACAGTATAGGGTTATTTTTTCAAAGTTTACAAGTGTGTGCATTTCAATTAAATTATAAGAATTGGATAGAAATGCCCATATTGTTAACCCTAGAATTTACTGGTCATTTTGATCCTGATAATCAAAATATCAAAAATATTAGGGTTAAGTATTTTCCTTTAAAAATAATGAATATGCAAATGAAAGTAACTGATCGAGGCAGTACCTATGATTGTACTGCTATTCCTTGGAACGAACGTGCTCATTCTAAATCAGTGTCTGAAATAAAAAATGATATAACATGTACAGGAAAAACTGTACAGGAAATGCTGCAAAAAGGTCCTAAAAGTTTTCAAAGTACTATTAATGATGCATTAGCTTCAACAGCTCTAGCTGCATCACAAGGTAAAGACCCAATAATTCCTGATAGAGTATTAATACTTTTTCCTAAAGATACATCTAGTGGTGGAGGTGGAGGTGGAACAAGTTCTTTTTCAGATGATAGTAGTAATCCTAAAGGTGCTACAACTGGTGGGGGAGGCACCACCAATGAAAACGATAGGGGCGTAGCAAGTAGATTAGGTGTTGAACTTGAAGGTATAAATTTCGTACAGAATTCTAATATTAGCCCAATAGGTTTAGCAGATATGGGATTTATTGATCAAAGAAAAACTGAAGCAGTATTCGGTAAGGATAATGCAGTTTGGGACCCAGATAAAAAAGTGTTTGTAAGAGGTGACATAGTTATTTCTGAAAAAGAAGGCCAAGCCACTTTTAAACAAGGAACTTCGATTCCAAATGTAATAAATCAAATAATATTAAGCAGTGATTATGGAAGACAGGCTCTATTACCAGAAAATTTTGATGAAAAAGGATTTGTAAATTGGTGGCGTATTGAAACACAAATGTATATGTTAGACGGTGAATCTAATATGCAACAAAATGGTAAGTATCCTTTTCTAACAGTTTATAGAGTACATCCACATAAAGTACACCACAGTAGGTTTATACAAACAGACCAAAAAGCAAAATCAAAAGCCATAGAAAAAACACCTGTAAAAGCCTATAACTACATCTATACAAGTAAAAATTTAGATATTTTAGATTTTCAAATTCAATTTAATTCTGGATTTTATACAGCATTAGCAGCTGATAGCGGTAGATTTAATAAAGATATTTTAAATAGAAGCCAACAGGCCAGTGATAGTACCGGAAGTAAACCTATTATAGAGAATGGTAAACTAAGTAATATGCGTGTAGATTCAAACGGCAAAAAATATGATGCATCAAGTGAATACAGTTCTGGTAGTCATGGAAATATGCGAGTTGGGGATACTATACAACAGTTATCACAGATTAGAAATGAAGAATTAAATCTGGGGGCTAATCAAGGAGGCACTAATGCATCAGATCCAGGAACAATTGCAGCAAGACAATTTCATAATGCCATCAATAGTGGTGCAGAAATGGTTCAACTCTCTATGAGAATATTAGGCGATCCTTTTTACATAGGAGATAGTGGATTAGGAAATTATATAGCTGCTAGTTCTAATATTGATGGTATGACTGCTGACTGGGCTATAAATTATCAAAGAGGCGAAGTGTATATTAAAATTGATTTTAGAAATCCAATAGATATTAATCATATATCTGGTCGCTATGATTTTCCAAGTGGTGATGTGGTACCTACTTTTAGTGGATTATATCGTGTATTCAAGGTAGAGAGTTTATTTGATAAAGGATTATTCACACAAACATTAGAATTAATGCGTATGCCAAATCAAACTAAAGATGGTGGACCAACTGGTAAGGTTGATAGTGCTGCTACTGATCTTATTAATGAATTTGTACCAGGTGAAGATATAGTTGGAATACCATATGATGATGAAGATGCAGGGGAGTGGACCTAATGACTGAAGAGTCACGTGCCCCGATAGAAAGTAAAAGTTCCGATACAGGCCCCTATTTGGCTAAAATTGTGAGTCATCTAGATCCTAAATATATGGGTAGTTTAGAAGTACAACTACTCAAACAAGTAGGTAATGCTCCTAAGAAAGAAGGACAAACTATAATTGTAAAATATGCTAGTCCGTTTTGGGGTCAAACTGGATTCGAATTTAATTCAGAAGAAAATACCTATGATGGTACACAAAAAAGTTACGGTATGTGGATGATACCTCCTGATGTAGGATCGACAGTAATTGTAATTTTTATTGATGGTGACCCAAAACAAGGATACTGGATAGCCTGTACACAAGATCTTGATATGAATCATATGACTCCTGGTTATGCTACTAGCAGTTTTCATATAGATGGCGAAGAAGAGCGTGTCCCTGTAGCAGAATATAATAAAAAGGTAGAACAAGTTCTACCAAAAGACACTACTAAAACACCTAAACCTCAACACAAATATTTTTTTAAAACATTATATGATCAAGGTTTAATTAAAGATGATATTAGAGGAGTCACAACAACCAGTGCTCGTCGTGAAGTTCCTAGTATGGTATTTGGAATTAGTACTCCAGGACCATTGGATAAAGATGGCCCAACAGGAAAATTAGGAAAAATTGAACATGAAATTACTGGCATGCCCATAAGTAGGTTGGGTGGAAGTAGTTTTGTTATGGACGATGGTGATGACAAATTTGAAAGAAAACAAAAAGCATTTGAAGGCCCACCAGATTATGCTATAGTTGAAAATGGTGAAAAAGGTGATAACAAAATACCACATAATGAACTAATACGTATTCGCACACGGACTGGTCATCAAATTTTATTACACAACAGTGAAGACTTGATTTATATAGGTAATGCTCGTGGTACAGCATGGATAGAATTAACCAGTGATGGTAAAATGGATGTTTTTTGTGAAGATAGTATAAGCATACATACCAAACAGGATTTTAATTTATATGCTGATCGTGATATTAATATGGAGGCAGGTAGAAACTTTAACATAAAAGTAAAAGAGGAAATGCATACACATGTAATTAAAGATCATATATTAATTGTAGATGAAAATCAAAAAATCCATATTAAACTTAAAAAAGAGGAAACTATAGAAGATCAATATCTACAAAAAGTAGTTGGCAGAGTGGATATTTTTCATGATGACAATTATAGACACACCACTGGTAATCATTACGATATATCATCAGGTGGTCATATCTTTATGACTAGTGGTGGATCTAATCAAACTTTAGCAGGCGGTAATATTATTGAAACTGCACCTAATATTCATATGAATGGACCTAACGCTGTACAAGCCAGTAAAGCAGATGAAGCAGAAAAACCTAAAATACTTAAAGTACACAAGGTACCTGATCAGGAAATAAACGAATTATTTCAGTCAATTATACGACGTGTTCCTATTAAAGAACCTTGGCCACATCATGAAAATTTAGATCCTAAGGAGTTTAAACCAGAAAAAATTGACAGAGATTTAGAAGGTAGATATGAGGATGTGTCTGATTTCTTATATAAACCTGAATTTTTTAAAGAATACACAACAAAATTAGACACTTTTGCTAAGAACAAACGTGATTAAATACTTGTATGGCCATTCAAAGATTATATGAAAAAGTAGTTGTTAAAGGTAGAGAAAATAAGGCATTACCACCATTACCTAGAACTTATCGTGGATTTAGCACTATTAGTCAAGATAGTGAAAACTTCAGTTTGTATGACTTAAGTCTAATTAAACAAGATATTATAAATCATTTCCATATAAAACAAGGCGAAAAATTAAGCGATCCAAGTTTCGGAACCGTAATTTGGGATTGTATTTTTGAACCAATGACTGAAGACCTTAAACAACTTATTGTCAAAGATGTAGAAAGAATCATTAATTATGATCCTAGAGTACGCCCTGATAATGTGGTTATAACAGCCTACGAAACAGGTATTCAAATTGAATGTGAATTAACTTATTTGCCCTATAACGTATCTGAAGTTCTACGCTTTAGATTTGACCAAAGTGCCGGGTTAGTTGGATAAACTAGTAGTTTTTGATTAGCAATAAATATTAAAATAAGGATAGTTTATGTCAGCCACCGATAGACAAAATAGGTTACTGGTCGCCGAAGATTGGCGTAGAATATACCAAAGTTTCCGTAACGCAGACTTTCAAAGTTATGATTTTGAAAATCTACGTAGAGTGATGATTGACTATCTTAGACAAAATTACCCAGAAGATTTCAATGATTACATAGAAAGCAGCGAATATCTTGCTTTGATAGATATGATTGCTTTTTTAGGGCAAAGTATAGCATTTAGAGTAGATTTAAATGCCCGTGAAAACTTTTTAGAATTGGCAGAACGTAGAGAAAGTATACTTAGACTAGCACGTACTCTAAGTTATAATGCTAAAAGAAATAATGCTGCTAATGGTTTACTTAAATGGCAAAGTGTTTCAACAACTCAGAATATTATAGATAGTAATGGAAGAAATTTGGCAGGCCAAGAAATATTATGGAATGATCCTGCTAATAATGAGTGGTTTGATCAATTTATAAGAGTTATTAATGCAGCCATGCCAATGACAGCCAAATTTGGAGATCCAAATAATAAGGCAGTTATTTATAGTATCCCTACAGAGCAATATAGATTACAAACTACAGGGGTAACAATACCAATTTATGCATTTAATAAAACCATAGATGGTAGAACTATGAACTTTGAAATAACTAGTACAATAATCAAAGACGGTAAAGATATTGTAGAAGATCCACCATTAGGTGGAAATGATCTTAGTTTCATATATAGAAATGATGGTAGAGGTGCTGCAAGTAATGCAAATGGCTTTTTTAGTCATTTTAGACAAGGTACTTTAAGTACAGGAACATTCACTATCACCCAGCCTAGTACTAATGAAATAATTGATATTGATGCACCAAATATAAATGATACTGATGTTTGGATCTATAAATTAGATTCGCGTGGTGTTGAAATTGAATATTGGCTACCTGTACCTAGTTTTGAAGCAAATAATGTTATCTATAATAGTTTAGATAAAAATATTAGAAATATTTACAGTATAATTACCCGAGTTAATGATAGAATTAGTATAGCATTTAGTGATGGAACTTTTGGTAACCTACCATTAGGTACTTTTAGAATTTATTATAGGACCAGTAATGGACTATCTTATGTTATAAATCCTAAAGATATGAGGAATGTTACTGTAGAAATTCCTTATTTTTCTAATAATGGACAAGTTGAAGTAATAAGCATTACAATGAATCTTCAAAACTCAGTGGTAAACAGTGCAGGCCCAGAATCTAATGATCAAATAAAATTAAAAGCACCTAGTACTTATTATACTCAAAATAGAATGATTACAGGTGAGGATTATAATTTAAGCCCACTTACTGTGAATCAAAACATTTTAAAAATTAAAGCAATAAACAGAAGTAGTAGTGGTATTAGTAGGTATTTTGATCTTACAGATCCAACTGGAAAATATAGTAGTACTAATTTATTTTCAGATGATGGGTTAATATATAAAGAAGAATATGAGGATTTTTTTAAATTTAAATATTCAACTACTGTAGATATTGAAGGAATAATTTATAATCAAATTATACCATTACTCAAAGAAAAAAGTATAAGAAATTTTTATTATAACAAATTTAGTAGAATAAGAATTGGGTCAGATTTAACTTATAAATGGGTTCAAAAAACAGTAAGTACTAATGAATCAACTGGATATTTTACAGATTCAAGTAATAATATTGTAGGCTATGATATAACCACTGTTTTAAAAAATTTAGAAATTGGTGCTCTATTAAAGTTCTCACCTCCAACGGGTAGTTATTTTATTACTAATAGAGGTAATAAATTAGAAATAACCTCCGAAAATACCCCATATGCATCTAATTATATTTGGGCTAAAGTAATTAGTATTAATCTAAATGGTTCTGTATTAGAATTAGAAGATGGTACTGGTCCTATAAAATTAAGTTCAGAAATACCAACAGGTTCGTTATTAACCCAAATAATTCCTAGTTGGAGATCCAATTTAGAAACAAATATTATTAATACAATGGTTAATTTAATTTTTTCAAATAAACCATTTGGATTAAGATATGATATTTTAACTAAAAGTTGGAAAATTATTTTTGAAAATGATCTAAACATTGTAAGTAATTTTAATATTGGTAAAGCAGGTGACACTACTAATCAAAAACTAGATGCAAGTTGGCTGATATTGTTTACTACTGATACAGAATTCTATTCTGTAAAATCTAGAAGATTGAGATATATTTTTGAAAGTGATAAAAAAGTTAGATTTTATTATGATAGTACTAATAAAGTATTCGATACAAAATCGAATACTATTATAAAGGATAAAATTAAAGTTTTAGGTATTAACAATAAACCAAATAGTATAATCAGTTTTACTTACGATTTAGACTGGGAAATAACCAATGAATTTATAGGCACTGATGGATATGTAGATACCAAAAAAATTGAACTAAGTTTTAATGATAGTAATGATGACGAAGTGGTAGACGATCCAGATTTATTTGATATAATTGTTAATGTGCCTTATACTAATTGGCAAATTACTACATCTTATCTAAAAGATCAATTTGTATTTTACAATAATAATGTTTATAGAGCCTTAGTTAATAATATAGGAATAACACCAGGTTCAAATGATCAATGGGTTATTGAATATGGTAATTTTGTAGTTTTAGAAAAGTATGAAACTTTAACTGGTCAATATGATTATAGATATATTGATAATATTAAGGATGATCTTAACCCTGTTGTAAAGATATTAGGAACTCTTTCAGAATTTTCAAATCCTGTAAATGGTCAGTATTACTATTTTATTGACACTAAAAGTGTTGCTAAATGGAGTAGTAATGAAGGACGATTAATTTATAATTTAGATTATCAAATATATGAAGGTAGATCAGAGTTAAAGTTTCAGTATGTTCATAGTGCTGATTATGAAACTAGGATAGATCCAGGACAAATCAATATTATTGACTTATATGTATTAACAAAAAATTATGATTTAGATTTTAGAAGATGGTTAGGTGGAGCTATAGACAATGAACCTTTACCACCAAGTACAGATCAATTGAATATAACAATGTCCCCATCCTTAAATACTATTAAGGCAATGAGTGATGAAATAATTTATCACTCTGTAAAATATAAAGTTTTATTCGGTCCAAAAGCAACGCCAAATCTAAGAGCAGTATTTAAAATAATTAAAAATACCGAACAAATAATCAGTGATAATGAGATTAAATCAAGAGTTCTTGCAGCAATAAATGAATTTTTTACAATTGAAAATTGGAATTTTGGTGATAGTTTTTATTTCAGTGAATTAGTAACATACGTTATGAATAGGACTGCTCCTTATTTGGTAAACATTGTGATTGTTCCAAGACAAACAAATTTATTTTTTGGTAGTTTATTTGAAATAAAAAGCGAAAGTGATCAAATTTTTATAAACGGGGCAACTAGTGATGATATAGAAGTTATTGAAGCTCTAACTAGTGGGCAGTTATCAGCACAAGGAGCAATTATTACAACGTCTAATGTTATAAGCCAGCAAGGTGTAATTAGTGGATTAGGAAATTACTGATGTCTGAAGAAGAATTAGGCGTACCTATTGATAATAATTCAAAGAGAAAATCTGAAAGATTTATTCCAAGATTTTTTAGATCAGATTCTAATAAAAAATTCTTATCTTCAACCGTAGATAATTTAATACAAAATGGAACTGTAAGAAGATTAAATGGTTATATAGGTAGACAAAATAGTAAAGCAACAACTGGTAGTGATGTTTTTTTAGAAGAACCTTTAAAAGAAAGGCAAGATTATCAGTTAGAAACATCATTAATTGGAGAAGATAATTTAGGAAATGTAAATTTTTTTAAAGATTACATTGATTATATTAACACAATTAATATAAATGGTGGTAATGTAAGCAATCATCAAAGACTTAATATCCAAGAATTTTATAGTTGGGAACCACATATTGATTGGGATAAAATAGTTAATTATCTTCAGTACTATTGGTTACCTTATGGACCTCAAACTATTCCCATAAGTGGTACTAAGGTATTGAATACAACCAGTACGTTTAGTGTAAATGTAGTTGATGAAGGTGATAATTTTGCTTATATTTTTACCCCTAATGGATTAACAAGGAACCCAGTTATTAGATTGTATAGAGGCGAAACTTATAAATTTGAAATTAATTCACCAACTGAACCCTTTAGTATTAAAACTGAAAGAGTAGCAGGTAAAGATTACAAATATCTAAATGGTATAGATAATAGTGGTGTAACTAATGGTATTATAACATTTACTGTACCTGTAGATGCTCCAGAAGTATTATATTATGTAAGTGAAAACAATGTAGATACTAGTGGTATAATTAAAATTTTTGATATTTCTGAAAATACACAAATTAACGTAGAAGAAGAATTAATTGGTAAAAAAAGTTTTTCATTACCTAACGGATTGGTATTATCTAATGGTATGAAAATTAGATTTAAAGGAAAAGTTACACCTAAACAATATGAAGATGAGGAATTTTATGTTGAAGGAGTAGGTGATTCAATACAATTAATAAGTTTAAAAAGTTTAGAAATAGCATCAACATATACTGAAAACGTAAATTTAAATTTTGATGTAACTGCTTTTGATGAACTAGTTTATAATAATGTAAATTATGCAGCCTTAGAAAAAGATTATATAACAATTAATAGAGCAAGTAGAGATCGTAATCCTTGGAGTAGATATAATAGATGGGTACATCAAGATGTAATTATAAAAACTGCTGAAATATTAGGAAATCAACCAACATTTGATCAAAATTTAAGAGCAATTAGGCCTATTATAGAATTTAAACCTAATATTAAATTACATAATTTTGGTATCTTTTCACAAAAAAATGTTGATTTGGTAGATAACTCTACTAGCGATGCTTTTACTATTGTAGAAGGAGCACTAGGATATTACATAGATGGAGTAGAATTAGTAAACGGACATAGAGTAATATTCAATGCTGATACGGATATTTTAGTAAAAAATAGAATATACAAGGTAGAATTTATTAATTTATTTGATGAAACTACAGGTATTACTACTAGAAGAATACATCTCGCTGAAGAACCTGATTCTACACCAATTTTTAATGAAACAGTTTTGGTTATGCTAGGGAATCAATATACTGGAAAAATGTTTTGGTATAATGGCTTAACTTGGGTTTTTGCACAGGAAAAAACAAAAATAAATCAATGTCCATTATTTGATTTACACGATGATGAAGGAATAAGTTTATCTAATCCTATAAAATATCAAGCATCAACTTTTAAAGGAAATAAAATATTTTCTTATAAAGAAGGTACAGGAAAAATAGACAGTGAATTAGGATTTGCATTGAGCTATAAAAATATTAATAATATAGGAGATATACTTTTTAATTTTAACTTGATGAATGAAACTTTTAGTTATAAAATAGATAATGAAATTGTTGAAGATAAAGTAGATAACAAATTTTTAAAAGTTTATTCATCTGCTGGGGACGAAAAATTATTAAATGGATGGACAACTAATAGTTTAAAAAATGTGCAACCTATTGTTAGAATATTTAAAAAATATATAAAAAAAACTAATTATGGTTATCAATACCCTATAGATGTATATGATGACAAGGATCAATTAGATGATTTAATTGTAAAAGTTTATATTAATGGTAAAAGAATTGATAAAAATCTTTTTAGTATAGAGGACGATGTAGAATATAAACAGTTACTGATAAACACAGAAATTACCGATAATGACATTGTTACACTACGTTGCTATTCAAAACAACCAAAGAATCAATTAGGATATTATGAATTTCCTATAAATTTTCAAAATAATCCAGAAAATAATAATATAGAAAATTTTACATTAGGTGAAGTTATTGATCATGTAGATTCAATAGTAGATAATTTAGAAATATTTGAAGGTATATTTCCTGGTAATAGTAATCTTAGAGATATTTCAAAACTTAGTTCTTATGGAACTAAGTTTGTTCAACATAGTGGTAGTTTAAATTTATCTCTCTATCATCTTACCAATAAAAATGCTAATATAATTAATGCTTTAGATAGAGCACGAGATGATTATAGTAAATTTAAAAGATCATTTGTTTTTGATTTAGAATCTATAGAGGGTGATATTAATATAAAAGATGCAGTTGATTCTGTATTATTAAAGATTAATCAAGGAAAAACAAAACAAAATCCTTATTATTTTAGTGATATGTTAGGATACGGAGCATATACTAAATTTAGTTTAACAGTTAAAGATTCTAATATAAGAAAATATCCATTATCTAAAATTTTTACATTAAAAACATTAACTCCTAGTGCTGTAAATGTATACTTAAATGATGTGCAATTGTTACACGAAAGAGATTATACTTTTACTAATGATGGATTTATAGATATATCTATATCTAAAAATGAAAATGATATAATTACTTTCTATGAATATGAGAAAACTGATGGTTGTTTTATTCCACCGACTCCTACTAGCCTAGGATTATATCCAAAATTTGAACCAAAAAAATATTTAGATACAACATTAGTTGAGCCACGTAATGTTATACAAGGGCATGATGGTAGTATAATATTAGCATTTGATGATTATAGAGATGATTTAATTTTAGAACTAGAAACAAGAATATTCAATAATATTAAATCTGAATATGATCCAAAAATATTTGATATTTATGATTATATTCCAGGATCAAATAGATCTACACTATATAGTTTAGATGATTTTAATAACATTCTATCATCAAATTTTTATAAATGGCGTTCCTTAGTTGATTTAGACTTTACTAAATCTTTATTATTTTCATCAAATAATGCTTTTACATACAATTATACTAATGCATCTAGTATAGATAATAGTGCATTAGCAGGATTTTGGCGTGGTATTTATAAATGGTATTATGATACAGATCGTATACATATTTGCCCATGGGAAAGTTTAGGGTTCAGTATCAAACCAGAATGGTGGGAAGAAACTTATGGTCCGTCTCCCTATACTAACAATAATTTAATTTTATGGAGAGACCTTAAAGAAGGAATTATAAGAGAACCTAATAGACCTATCATAAAAAATCTAAAATTTGCTAAACCTATACTTGAAAATATTCCTGTAGATAGTCAAGGTAATTTACTAGATCCTATAGAATCTAACATTGCAACTGGATCGTTTAATCTCAGATCTGAAGAAGTCTACAAATTTGGTGATCAAGCACCTGTAGAAACAGCATGGCGTAGAAGTAGTTATTATCCATTTAGTCTTATAAAAACTATTTTATTAATGCATCCTAACAAAATATTTGGAATTTTACTTGACAGATCACGTATTATTAAAAATAGATCTAATCAATTTGTTTATAAAGATACGGGTTTAAGACTGAAATTAAAAGATATCCTAATACCTAGTGTATTTTCTGATACTCTAAGAGTTCAAACTTCAGGTTTAATTAATTACATAATTGATTACTTAGTAAGTGACAATTTAAATAATCTAAATCAATACAAATATGATCTGCTAACTCTTACTAATAAACTAAGTCATAGGTTAGGTGGATTTACTAGTAATGAAAAATTTAATCTAATTTTAGAAAGTAAAAATGCAAGTGCAACATCTGGGGTATTTATACCAAAAGAAAATTACAAAATTTTTCTAAATTCAAGTTCGCCTATTAAAAAACTGTTTTATAGTGGTGTAATAATAACAAAGTTAAACACTAAATTTGGAGTTGGTTATGAAATAAAAGGATACAGCCAAACAGAGCCTTATTTTTATTTCTATCCGCCTGAAAAAGATGGTTATAATATAAATGTAGGTGGTATAAACGAATCTTATATTAATTGGGAAAGTGGTCAGAGATACTTAATAGGTAATATTGTAAAAATTAACAATAACTACTACAGAGTTAAATCATCTCATACTAGTTCTACATCTCCTTCTTATGATATTTTACAAAAATTATCAGAATTACCTATACTTGGTGGTTTAACTGTTAATATTAGATCATCTTTCCTTAAAGTTCCTATAATATTAAATTATGGAACTATTTTACCTAATATACAAGCAGTCACTGATTTTTTACAAGGGTACAGTGAATACTTAATAGATCAAGGTTTTGAATTTAATGAATTTAATCAGACTCTAGAAACTGTAACGAATTGGAATACAAGTATAAGAGAATTTTTATTTTGGACTACACAAAATTGGAGTTCTGGTGATCGATATTCTGAATGGGATACAGATACACCATATTCATTGAATGATATTATATATTATGAAGGTGATTTTTATAGATCTATTAGAGATCATAAAACTACAACTTTTTTTGATCAAAATCTTTATGTTAAACTGGATAATCTTAATACTGAAGGAGCAGCAGCAATATCACTGAGCCCAGCAGCACTTAAAATTAATTTAAAGATAAGTTATGGGACCGTAGATGATTTAAGAGAATCTAATAATCCGTACGAGATTTTTTCTGCTGACGGAGCAAAGTATGATCCACAGAGTTTAAATTATTTAAGATATGATGATAAGTTTTCTTTATACCCCAAAAATGAATTAGGTATATATGGAGTAGCAATTTATATTGTTCAAAAAGAACATGTCTTAGTTATTGATAATAATAGTCAATTTAATGATGTAATTTATAATTTAGAAACTGGGTATAGACAAGAAAAAATTAAGGTTTCTGGTTATAAAACTATTAATTGGAACGGAAGTTTTGATGCTCCTGGGTTTATATATGATCAAGCGACAATTAAAGAATGGACTCCTTGGACTGATTATAGTTTAGGTGATATAGTAAAATATAAAGAGTTTTATTATACATCGAACGGAACTATACCAGGATTAGAAAATTTTGACAATACTAACTGGATTAAGATTGATCAAAAACCACAATCAAGATTATTACCTAACTGGGACTATAAATCTTTACAATTTACAGATTTTTATGATTTAGATAGTGACAATTTTGACATAGAACAACAACGCATTGCACAACATCTTATAGGCTATCAAAAACGCCAATATCTAAGCAACATTATTAAAAATGATGTTAGTGAATTTAAGTTTTACCAAGGAATGATCACTGAAAAAGGTACTGCAAATAGTCTTAATAAATTATTTGACGTATTAAGTTCTAATGATAAAGACAGTATTGATTTTATAGAAGAATGGGCTGTAAGAGTAGGGGAGTATGGAGCCAGTGATGCTTTTGAAGAAGTAGAATTTATACTGGATGAATCATTATTTAAAATAGAACCTCAGGCCATAGAATTAGTTCCTACTATTAATAATTCATTAACAGATTATATAATTAGACAAACAAAAAATGATATCTATCTAACACCAAAAAATTATTCAGATAATATTTGGCCTATTAATACAAATTATAGACCATTTTTAAAAACACCAGGATTTGTCAGGTTAGATCAAGTTAAATTTGCTTTAGATAAAAAAGATGATATTCTAAATGTAGATATTAATAGTTTGGAATCTGGTGATTATATTTGGTGTGCTTTTGAAAGTAAGATTAATCAATTTGGGGATGATTGGTTCGTTTATAGATTCAATTATATGGATCTTAATATCGTTGAAATTTCAAATATAAGTTCAGGATTATCAGTTACTTTTAATTTAAATCCTAGACTAGTAATAGGGGATATTGTAGGATTTAAATCAACTGAAAATTTCAATAGTTTACATAAAGTTACAGCAATTAATAATAAAACTGTAATTTTAAATCCTAAATCAATAGAAACAAATAATTTAGACAAATCAAAAATTAAAACTTATAAAGTTGCTGATTATAGGTTTGAAAATATTGATAGTTTAAATGTTCCTAAATATCTAAATTCTGTTTCTGATGATTGGGCCTATGGTGAACTAGTATGGTTTAATAATAATAAAAAGCAAGTTATTTGGCAAAATTTACCAGTATATACTTCAAAAACCATATCAGATAGTGTTTTACCCAACTTATCTAGATTTGGTCAAAAAGTTTGTATTAATGAAAATTCTGACCTAATGTTAGTAACATCTAACAATCAAGTTAGAGTATATAAAAAGTTTAATAATAATTATTGGGTTAAATCTCAAGTCATAGAAGATTTAACTACTACAAATTTCGGAAAATCTTTAGCTATATCAGAAGATAAAACTTTAATTGCTATAGGATGTAATTTGCCTGGAAATAACGGTGCTGTTAAAATTTATACTTTACAAATATCTAATGATTACGGATTAAAACAAACTATAGTTAACCCAGAAGAAATTTCTTTGAATGTTCCCCTTCAAGATCAATTTTTTGGTTATAAATTAAAATTTTCTAAAAATGGTTCAAACATTTCATTATTCATTAGCTCAACTAATGGAGTAAGTATTTCAGGTAAAATTTACATTTACAACACTACAACAACAATCCTAAATAATTCTGAAATTTTTTATCCATTCGCATTATTTGATAGATTGGAACCAAACGATTGTGATGAGGAACCTTTTGCCTATGATTATGATGTTAATAAAAACGGATCTATTTTGGTACTAAGTGCATGTCTTAATGATGGAGGTAAAGTTTATGTCCATGAAAGAAAGATAGATCACTATAAAAGAGAACAAATAATTGATTTAGAAGGTAAAATTGAAAGATTTGGATTTGCCATGGCATTATCCAGTACCGGAGAACTATTGGCCGTTTCAAGTACTTATGAAAGTATAGATTATACTAATCAAGGACGAATAAGAATTTATAAAACTGCCAATGCTTTAGATGACAGTACAATTCCACCAATTAATTATACTTTAAAACAAATCATAGACAATAGAAATGCAGAGGCCGATGAATCATTAGGTGAACAATATGGTTATTTCTTAAAATTTATTCACAATGGAAAGACCCTAGTAGTTTTCAGTAAATATGGTGATAGTTATGACGAACCAATAGTTGGTGAAGATTCAACTAGAATAAACAGAGATTCAGGAAGAGTTGATGTTTATGACAAATATATTACTAAATTTATATTTTCTGAATCTTTAGTTACAGAAAATAATAGTGAGCAATATGGTATTGGTTTTGATGCGGGTAATAATAATATTGTCATCGGTGCCCCAAATGCTTATAATCAAACTAGTCAATCTGGAAAAACATATATCTATACAAAAACTAACAATGAATTTAGCTGGAGATTATACCTTGAAGAACAGCCAAAAATTGATATAAATGTTTTTAAAAAAATATTTTTATATAATAAAAAAACTAGTTCCTTATTAACTTATCTAGATATAGTAGATCCTGTACAAGGAAAGATCGTAGGTGTAGCAGAAGAAGAAATTAAATATAAAACCTATTATGATCCTGCAATATATAGTTTTCAAGCGCCAAATTCTACATTAAAAGTTAACGTAGATAATGGTATGAATTGGCTAGAAAAACATGTTGGTATGCTTTGGTGGGATCTGAGAAGAGCAAAATTTTTAGATAGCACTATGGGAGATACTGGTTTTAGAAATTTCACATGGAATTCTTTATACCCAACAGCAAGTATTGAAATTTGTGAATGGGTTGAGTCTAGATTTACTCCAGAACAATGGGATACATTAAGTGGTACAGAAGAAGGATTTACAAGAGGAATTTCTGGTAAATCATTATATGGTAATAATGTTTACAGTTTAAAAAGACGATATGATTCAATAAGTAAAACATTCACTAATTTATACTATTTTTGGGTTAAGGAAAAAAATACAGTACCTTCAATAATGGGAAGAAAAACTAGCGCAATAGATATCGTAGGACAAATAAGAAGCCCTAAAGATTATAATCTAAACACTATTCAGTTCTTAAGTCCTAATTCATTTAGCTTATCTAATGTAGCAAACATAATGGTTGATAAGGATATTATCTTAAGCATACAATATTGGACAGTTCCTGAAAAAGAAAAATTAATAATTCATAATGAATGGAAAATTATTAGTGAAAATGAAAAAACAGAAATACCAAAAAATATTGAAAAAAAGTGGTTTGATAGTTTAATTGGTGTAGATGAAAACGGATATATTGTTCCTGATATTACTTTGAGTCCTAAACAAAAATATGGAATTCAGTTTAAACCAAGACAAAGTATGTTTATTAATCGTGTCGAAGTTTTAAAACAATTCATAGAAAGATTAAATTATGAAATAAAAAATATTCAAATTGAAAATTTAGATTTAAGTGATTTATTTAAAAAAGATGAAATACCTAGCACAATATCTGGACTATATGATTTAATAATAGACAGTGAAGAAGAACTAAGATTTGTTAGTGCAGAATCATTTAAACAAGCAGTGATAACACCAAATATTATAAATGGAAAAATTACTAGTGTTAATATTATTAGTGGTGGAATAGGGTATAAGTATTCACCTCAAATAAAAATTACTGGTACAGGTAAAGATGCAGAATTAAAAGCAGTAATTAATTCTTTAGGGGTTATAACTAGTGTAACTATTGTAAATTCAGGCATAGGTTATGATATAAGTTCAACAATACTAACCGTAAGACCGCTTACCGTGTTAATAAGAAGTAATGAATTTGGATATTGGGGTTTATATAGTTATAATATAAATGGCAAAAATTGGACTAGGATTAAAAGTCAGGAATATGATGTAACAAAATTTTGGAATTATATAGATTGGTACAGTCCGGGATATAGCCAATTTACCAAGATTGACTATGTTGTAAATGGTATCTATGAAATTTTTAAACTTAATTTAGATATAGGTCAAATAATAAAAGTTGAAAATCTAGGAGGAGATTGGTTACTATTAGAAAAATATTCTAATGAAGTCAGTGTTGATTATACTAGAACATTCAAAGTTATTGGCAGACAAAACGGCAGCATTACATTTAGTTCCAAATTTTATGACTATCCAATTAGTAGATTAGGGTTTGATGGATCCCTATTTGATACAAACATTTATGATGCTGTAGGATCTACAGAATTAAGAATTATTTTGAATACACTTAAAAGTAAAATTTTAATTGATGATAGAAGAAAAATTTATTTAAATCTATTTTTCTTAACCATAAGGTATGTTTTATCTGAACAATTATTTGTTGATTGGGTATTTAAGACCAGTTTTGTAAAAGCCCTACATAATGTAGGTAAATTACGTCAAAAGATCAACTATAATAGTGATAGTCTAGGTGATTTTGAAAACTATATAAAAGAAGTAAAACCCTACAGATCTAAAATAAGAGAATTCACTAGCATTTACTCAAATATAGAAAGTAGTCAAAGTATGGTAAGTGATTTTGATTTGCCATCTTATATTGAAGATTTTAATATCAAATCTTTATCTACAAAATTTAGTAATAATACTCTAACTACAAACAATAATGAAATACTAAACCAACAGCCTTGGATATTTTGGAAAGAAAATATAGGTTTTAAAATTAAAGAAGTGGTAATTAGTGATTCAGGAACAGGTTATTTAACTATACCAAAAATTAGATTTGAAGGGCTCTGTATAAAACCTGCCAAAGCAAGAGCCTTTATTGTTAGAGGACAGTTGGTAAAAATTGAAATATTAGATGGTGGTGAAGGTTATTTTACGCTACCTAAAGTTATAATTGACAGTAATGTAACTAAAGACGGAAAAATAGCACAAGCACATGCTGTATTAGGTAGTAACTTAATACGATCAAACAAAATAGAAATTAAGTTTGACAGATATTTAAAAGAAAAACCTGAAGATATTAAACCTATTTTAATAGAAGACACATTTCAAGGAACAGGCACTGTAACAAACTTTAGTTTAAGATATAAACCAAGTTCTAGATCTAATTCAATAATTGTTCAAGTTAATGGTCAAGAATTAATCATTGGTTCATTTACAATTAATCCATTAACCAGATATGAAAATAACCATACAATATATTATGCAGAATTAGTATTTGAAACACCACCGCCTAATGGTAGTCAAATAAAAATTGTTTACGAAAAAGATTTTATTCATTTAAATGCTCTAGAGAGAATTTATCATTATTATGATCCTCTATCTGGTATGATAGGCCGTGACTTTGCACAATTAATGACAGGGATTGATTATGGCGGAGTAAGCATAGTGGGCATGGGTTTTGAAAAACCTCATACTTGGGATGGATTATACGGTTGGGGAGAAAAAGCATGGGACGAACAGCCAAAAACTGATGATGAACTTTTTGATACTATAATAGATGCTGGAAATATGAATGCTAATAGTGCATATAGAACAGCTACTGGACTACGTGCAGATGATATTATAATTGATGGAGATGGATTTATTACCCCAACTACTAGTCCCGCCCCAGAAGAAATGTTACCAGGACATGTTGTAGATTCGGTGGCAATAAAAGTATTTGAACGTTCACTTAAATCAAGTTCAGATATTTTTACTAATAATTATAGGGCAGACGGTGTAACAAAAAGTTTTAAAGTAAGTCAATACCCAAATAATAAAAATGCAATTATTGTTAAAGTAAATGATAATATATTGAAACCAAACGTAGATTATGTGTTTGACTATGATAATTTGACCATAGAATTTATAGATCCACCTGAATCTGGTAATATCAGTATTGTTGGATTAGGATTCAATGGTGAAAATTTACTTACTACAGCATTTGTAATAATTGAACAGGTAACCAGAGAAATTTATACTAATTTAGATTGGGATGAGAATACAATAGCGTATACTCTTGTTTCTGGTGACCCCACAAATAATGAACTTTTTAAAACACAAGGTGATGATACATTAGAAAATAAAATTGGTATTAGATTTCCTTTTGATTTAGAAATAGGTCAGGTAGTTAATTATAGTATCTTTTTAGGAACAATTTTAAACCAAAGTATAGTTAGTAAAGAAACAATAATATCAAATGGTTCATCTATAAAGTATTATCTAAATAATCCTGTTGGTAAAAAAATACCTTTAGATCCTAATACATTAGTTAGAGTTGATAATTTAGTTCTTAATTCAATAGATTCTTTCAAATATATAATGTCTAATCAAAATTTAAATTACGATATCCCAGCAGGTAAAGCAGATATTGACGTATTTTCTCAAAATGATTATACAATTTATATTGATGGAATAGTTACAGAACTGGGCATTGGTTATAGTTTAGATTTATTAAATTCTGTGTTGAATATTAAACCTAATTATTATAAGGAAAATGCAGAAATTATTGTAACAATTACTAAAGATGCTGATTATTTTATTAGAAAAGATATTGATGGAACCTATATAGAGTTTAGAAATACTTGGCCAGCAGGAACAGAGATTGAAATTATTAGCATGTTCAATCATGATATTTTAGAAATTGAAAGAAAATATTATATTATTGAGCCAAAATTAAATAATTTTGTTAACAGTATCTATTATCTTAATCTAATACAAATTAGTGCAGGTATATTTTCTTTTGATAGAGAAGTTTTAAATGCAAGTTATGTGTGGATAACAAAAAATAAAAAATTGTTATCACCGAATATAGATTATATCCTATTAGAAGATAGAAAATCCGTAAGAATATCAGGACAACCATTACCTACTGATAGATTTGGCCTAATAACTTTTAGTGGAAATGTAGTAAGAAATCCTGTAAGTTTCATGAAGTTTAAGGATATGCTTAATAGATATCATTATAAGAGACTAAGTAAAAATCGAACAACTAAATTAGAACAGGATTTACATTATTCAGATAAAGAAATTGTTATAGAAGATCAAGAAAGAATTAATCAAGCACCTGGTGTATTGTACATTAACGGTGAACGTATCGAATACTTCTTTAAAGTAGGTAATAGAATAGGTCAATTAAGAAGAGGAACTTATGGTACAGGCATTCCTACAGTGCATAAAAAACTTACATTGGTATATGATATCGGGGATTCTGAAACTATACCTTACGAAGATGAAGATATAATTTATCGTATATCTGATATAGATTTTAATGATTCAACAAAAACTATAATTATTCCTTTTGTAGCTAATAAAAACAATATTGAAGTTTTTGTAGGAACACGTAGGCTTAGAAAGAATCAGTATACTTTACATAATAAAGATATACATCCAGAAAGCCCTGAAGGTGATCAAATACTACCAGCAGAATTTAGTACAGATGGTATAAATCATGGTACTGTAGATAATAGGATTGGTTATATTGTTTTGACTGAAATGCCACCAATGAATGTACCAATCACTGTTATTATCAAAAGATTAACGCCTTGGGGAGATTCAGATAAGAGTTTATCTGAATCAAACAATAAAATTGCATATTTCTTAAAATATAATGTGGCTGAAATAGAAGGAACTGGATTAAGCACTGATAGTGGTTTATATTCACTTGATTCAGGTGATGTAAGTATGGATGAGGAATAAAAATGGCTAAACAAATAATAAATGTAGGAACAAGACCTAATGATGGTACGGGCGATACCTTAAGAAGGGCGGCCATTAAGATCAATGAAAACTTTACTGAAGTATATGATAGTATACAGGATATTAGTCTAACTCCTGGACAACAAGGTATTCAAGGTACTCAAGGACGTCAAGGAACACAAGGACCACAAGGACGTCAAGGATTACAGGGTATTTTAGGATATCAAGGTCTACAAGGTATAATCGGTGCAACTGGCCCACAAGGCCCACAAGGGCAAGATGGATACGTTGGTGAGGATGGTCAACAAGGTATACAAGGTATACAAGGGCCAGCAGGTGATGCTAGTCAAAATGCTGGTAATCAAGGTATACAAGGAACCAGTGGAGTTGATGGAGTTGATGGTGCCCAAGGAACAACAGGTAGTCAAGGTATACAGGGTGTACAGGGTGTTCAAGGTGTACAGGGTGTACAAGGTATACAAGGAACACAAAGTTTTCAAGGTATACAGGGTGCTCAAGGTGATGTGGGAGCACAAGGAAACACTGGACTACAAGGTCAAGGATTACAAGGTATTCAAGGACGGCAAGGTACACAAGCGGCACAAGGTTTACCAGGACCAGTTGGTTTACAAGGTAGTGATGGTACTCAAGGAGCACAAGGTACAACAGGTGCAACAGGTAATAATGGTACTGGTTTTATAGGTTCTAGGACTACATTATCATTGAGCACAGGAAATATTAATAATCAAGCATCTGTAAATTTACAATATAATGGTTTTAAAGGTTATATTCTATATAAGATTCAAACAAGTCACGCAGCATGGGTTAGAGTTTATATAAACTCTACAAGTAGAAGTAATGATATTGGCCGAGATCAAGGTACAGATCCTGCTTACGACTCTGGTGTGATAACTGAAGTTATTACAAATGGATCACAAACTGTAATAATGGCGCCTGCTATATTTGGTTTTAATGATGAATCACCAGTTACAACAAGTATACCAGTATCAGTTAAAAATTTAAGCGGATCCACAGCAAATATTACAGTTACCTTTACCTTATTGCAGGCTGAAGCATGAACGACTTAAAAGAATATATTGTAACTTTAAAATCTTACGAAGATTTAGATGCCTTTTATGAGGATATGGAAACACCTGGTGGTGATTTATATATACCTGATAGAGAAGTTGATCTAGCACTACGCAGACCAATAAGCAGAAGTACACATTATTACCTAACTAAAGAAGAGGTTGAATTATTAAGAAATGATCCAAGAGTATTAAGTGTAGAATTAAATCCTGAAGATTTAGGCTTAATTATTAAACCAATGTGGACACAAACCAGTAATTTTTGGGATAAATCTTCTGCTAATAATAGCAATTATAAGAATTGGGGATTATTGCGCTGCGTAGAAGGAGTTCAACGTGAAAATTGGGGCGGTGATAGTATACTAACTACAAAAACAGTATCAGGCACAATTCAAGTTAACTCAGAAGGACGAAATGTAGACGTAGTTATTGTGGATGGATTTGTTAACCCTAATCATCCAGAAATGTCTGTGAATAGTGATGGTACTGGAGGTACAAGAGTAACTCAGTATAATTGGTTACAACATGCAGCGACTCCTGGTACTTATATCTATAGGACTAGTGGATTTAACGGTGACGATGATCATGGGATGCATGTTGCTGGAACAGTAGCAGGAAATACACAAGGATGGGCAAGAAGTGCTAATATTTACAATATAAATCCATATAGTACAGACCCAAACTCATTGAGTGCTTTACTATTGTATGATTATATTAGAGTATGGCATAACAATAAACCTATAAATCCTGCTACAGGACGTAGAAACCCTACAATTGTTAATAATAGTTGGGGATATGGTTATACTGCCTATATAAATGAAATAACAGAAGTAGTACACAGAGGTGTAAGTTATACATCAAATTTAACTAGTGCATTTTTAAATTCAGTAGGAGTAGTTAATAATGGTAGCCTTACGTACCCTCCAGCAAGATATACTTCACTTGAACAAGATCAAATAGATGCTATAAATGAAGGAATAATTGTAGTAGGTGCAGCAGGTAACGATAGTTTTAAAATAGATCTTACAACTGGAGTTGATTACAATAACTATTTTATCAGATCTGGATTTATTTATTATTATCATAGAGGTATGGCCCCAACGGCTGGTGTTGGTAGTATATGTGTAGGTGCTATAGGAAATAGTATAAATGATTCTAAAGTTGATTTCAGTAATTGTGGTCCTAGATTAGATCTATATGCCCCGGGAAAGTATATTATGAGTAGTCTACACTCTGGGGGTGTCAATGATTCCAGAAATACCAGTTATAAACTAGGAAAATATAGCGGAACAAGTATGGCTAGCCCTCAAGTTGCAGGAGTTTTAGCCTGTTTACTAGAAATATATCCCACTTTTAATCAAACAGACGTACTAGAATATCTGATAAAAAATAGCAAATATTCACAGATACCAGATAGTGGTGGTTCGTACACAGATCTTTTTAGTCTACAAGGATCCCCAAACAGATATCTTTTTTATTATAAAGAACGTGTAGATGCAGGATCGACTTGGCCCAAGTTAAATTACCTCCCTAGACCAAGTACAGGTCGTATGTTTCCAAGAGTTAGAGTAAGAAGGTAATAGTAGTAGTTTTTAATAATTATAAATATTTTGATAGAGAAAAAATATGCAAAATCAAGATTTTGGTGGTATTCATGTAGAAGGTCATATTAAAATTTGGGACCCAGCAACCCAAGAAATCTACATCAATAAACGTAATGCAATACATTATGAAAATATGAGCGTAGCATTAGCCAACAGTATAGCCAATTCTGGAAGTGGTATTATCAGTGAAATGGCTTTTGGAAATGGTGGAACTGCTGTAGACCCTACCGGAATCATTACGTATTTGACACCGAATACCACTGGAATAAATGCTAGTTTATATAATCAAACATATAGCAAAATTGTTGATGACACCAGTAGTAGTAATTCTAACCCTCTTAGAAACTATATTGAAACTAGGCATGTAACTGGAACGAATTATACTGATGTTTTTATAACCTGTTTATTAGACTACGGTGAACCTGATGGGCAAGAAGCATTTGATAATACAAATGATAATAACAGTCCTTATACTTTCGATGAATTAGGTTTGCTAGCCAATAATGAATCAGGACAAAAGCGTCTACTCACACATGTAATATTTCATCCAGTACAAAAAAGTTTAAACAGATTAATTCAAATTGATTATACTGTGCGTATTCAAAGTTTAACAGGACTGATGGGAGCATAATAGATGTCCACCTCACTTAATAAATCAGATTCTGCAAATGCTGCTGTGATTGTTTTAGATGAATCTATTAATAATAGTTCTACTTCACTGTCGTTTTTAGGCAAAAATTTTAGAAATGGATACACACAACCTATAGGTGAAAACTTTCTTCATCTATTGGAAAATTTTGCATTTTCTAATCCACCATCAAATCCTGTTCAAGGACAATTATGGTTTAATAATAATAGCGATGTAGAAACAGATAGTTTATCAGATAATTCTAGAGATAGTTATGGTTTAAAAATTTTTGATGGAACCAGTTGGGTACCTATCGGTATTATTAAAAAGTTTACTGAGAATCCTAATTTAACCAGCGGAGGCACAAATTTAAAGGCTGGTGATTTATATGTAGATACAGAAAGGCAACAACTGTATATCAATAATGGTATCAAAGGTTGGACTCTAGTAGGACCTACATTTAATGCTGCTGAAAAAACAGGGGCAGAAATTGAATATATAGATGATGCCAATACGTCATCAAAAAGACCAGTACTTTCAGTATTTGTTAAAACTAAAAGAGTAGCAATTTTTAGTGATTATGAATTCACCCCAAAATCTTTAATAAGTGGTTTTAGAACTATAAAACAAGGTATTAATTTATCTACAGCCAATTTAAATAATTCTACAAATGCAACTAAATTTTGGGGAATTGCTGAAAAAGCAGAAGCACTTATTGCTGGTGACGAGATTGTATCAACCAGCAATTTTTTACGAAGTGATAAAGATAGTACTACTAACTTTAGCCTTAATGTTCGTAATAATAATGGTATTAGTATAGGTAATGACTTATCTTTTTCTTTAGGGACAGATACTTCAGGATCATATCTGTACAATAAACTGGAAGGTGCTAGTATAGATTTTAGACTAAGACAGAATACACAAATAAAAAATATTTTAAGAATTGCTACAACACCTACAAATACTGGTGCTGTAGGTATTAATAACTTAGTTCCAGAAGAAAGTCTAGATGTAATAGGAAATATTAAAACAACTGATCGAATTATATCAACTAATACTGGCGCAAATAGTATTACAACTTCTGGAGGCTTAGTTGTAACAGGGAGCAGTCTATTAGGTGGTTCACTCACAGTTAATTCAACTATGTTTACTAATAATATTGAGCCATCTGTGGATAGTGCAAAAACATTGGGTACTGAAAGCAAAAGATGGAATAATGTTTATGCTGTTCAAATTGGATCTCAAACTAGAAAGGTTAATGTATTTGGTACCTTATATGGAGAAGTTGCTGGTAATGTATCTGGAAGTTCGGGAGGATTTAAAGACGCCGTCACAGTGACGTTTAATGCAGAAAATGGAGATGTATCTGGTTCATTTTCTATTACAGAAGACGGCCAAGATATAGATATTAATGTAATTCTAACAGATGATGTTATTGCAAAGAGAGAAACAGCAACCTCATATCTTACTAGTGATTCAATTTTAATATCAAGAACTGGTGCAAATGGCCCAGAATTAAAGAAAATCAATAAAACAACCATAGCCGCTTCTCTTCCTTTAGTACCAACTGGTACAATACTTTTGTTTTCTGGTAATAGTAGCCTTATACCCAACGGATATTTAATATGCGATGGACAAGAAATTTCGCAAACTCAATATCAGGCCTTATTCAATATTATTGGTTATACTTATAAATCTTTTGCTGACTTGATAGGCCCACCTCTTGGCCAGTTAACATTTGCTGTTCCAAATCTAACTAGCGATATTCCAAATGCTAATATGAAATATATAATTTATACTGGGAAAATTGTATAATGGCCTACACTTTAAACAAAACTGATGGCACCGTACTAACAGATGTTCTTGATAACAGTGTGGACAGAATCACTACTGATCTAACATTGATTGGTAAAAATACTCCAAATTATGGTGAATATTTTAACGAAAACTTTATAAAATTACTTGAAAATTTTTCTAATTCTTCAGCACCTAGAGCACCTTTAAAAGGTCAATTATGGTATGACAGTGGTGAAAATAAATTAAAATTTTTTAATGGTACTGAATTTAAAGAATTTAGTAGGCCACAACTCAGTAGTACAGAACCCGTATTATTACCTGGTGATTTATGGATTAATAATAACACAAGACAACTTTATTTTAATGATGGTCAAGGAAATAGATTAGCAGGCCCAATATACACAGCACAACAAGGAATATCTGGGAATCAAATTGTTAATATTGTTGATATTAATGGGTTGAGTAATGTAATAATAAAATTAAAAATTGGAAATACTCTAATGGGAGTATATTCTAAAGCATCATTTACACCAAATTATAATACTTCAGAAGCAAAAATCTTAGAATCAGAAGGTTTTACAGGACCTATAATTAAAGGATTTAATCCTTTAAGTTTAGATTTTAAATTTAATATAACTGTAAAAAATGCAGAAAATTTAGTAACTCAATTTGGTGAACCTATCAATGTAGATCAATTTATTAAAACTACTGGCAATAATACTATAAATGGTAGATTAGAAATAACAGGAAATGATAGCGCTGATTTAGTCTATATAAAACCATTAACTTTAGGGGCCAGTAATAATTTAACATTTGAAATAGAAAAGGTTCCGCAAGGATCTCTAATAATTCCACCAGTACGTATTAAAAATCAAGTCACTGATCAAGATCTTGTTTTAACTGTAAAAAATAGTATTGGATTCAATGATGCAGTGTATATCAATGCGAATCTTTCTAGAATTGGTATCTTTAATGATGACCCTTTAGAAAGATTAGATATAGATGGGAATGTAAATTTTAGAGAAAATCTAGTAACAAACAAATCCAGCATAAATTTATTCAACAATGTAGCAAACACAATTAATTTTGGAGGTGAAGCAACTTTAATAAATGTTGGAGCAAGTACTGGTGATACAAATGTTCTTAATAATTTAAATGTAAGAAGAGATCTTACTATTGAAGGTGGAGATTTAATTTCTACCACTGCAATATTCAATCTAATCAATACCACTGCAACAACAATTAATTTTGGAAACCAAGCTAATACAATTAACATAGGTTCTTCAACTAGTAACGTGAATTTCGCTAATAATGTTAATATAGGTGGAATTTTAGGAATCACTGGACAATTACAAATTGATCAAATTTTATTAAAAGATAATGCAGTAACAGCAATTTCAGGTACTAATTTAGAATTAAATTCTTTTGATGGAGAAATTGTACTACAGAAGGAAACAACATCCGAAGAAAATCTTGTGCTTAACAAGCGTTTAGTATTTGATGGTTTAGGTATTATTAGTGTACCTACAGGATTTACAAGAACTTTTAAATTATTGAATGAAATAGTAGATAAAATTTCATTAGGTGGTGATGCTACTCAAATTGATATTGGATCATTATCTGGAACTACCAGTATAAATCATAATCTCCAAGTTTTCGGTGATATTTCTATAGGTGAATCAGATAGTTCTCCTGCTACTATAGATAGCAATGGTCCTTTAGTTCATTTATTCAATACTGTAGCCAAAGATATATTCATAGGTGGAAAAGCAGATGAAGTGAATATTTTATATGAACCACAGGCTCCTGGAGATCCAAATCCTACTTTAGGCAAATATTTTAATGTATATGCAGAAGATAGTTATTTTGATGGGGATATAATATTAAGAGGAGGTGATATTAATGTACCTCGAGGAGTAACCATTGCCACTCTTTACAATAATTATGCTCAACGTGTAACCATTGGTTCAGACGCAGGTTTAATAGAACTAGGTGGATCTACAACCACTGTTCGTGTAGGTAGTAGTTTAAAAGTAGGTCAAGTTGCAGGTGAGATTGAACTTACATCTATTATTACTAGTGGTAATATCACAAAAGGTGAAATCAATGTAGGTCAAACTACTGCATTTTTTGATATTCTACCTACTAATGTGTTAAACCTAAAAGTTGGAGGCAGTGCTGATAGAGTAGAAATAGGAAGAGGAAGTGTTCTTGAAACCAACCCAAGTTTATATCAACCAGGATTAGGCACAGGATCAACAAAATTAAATCCTCCCTATGCGGGTACTAATCAAATACCTGTGGTTATAGTAAGAGAAAATTTATTAGTAAGAAATAGATTAATTGTACCAGAGATTGATAAAGGTGTAAGTGGAGGTGCCGGTGTTTTATTTAAAAATATACAAAACGAAATTGAAGCCAGCATTTACACACGTTTAGTCGGTAATGCATTGAATGTATCTGGAGATTTATTTGTTGCAGGCCGTTTTTTAGGTACAGATCCTTTAGGAACGGCAAATATACCAAGAGCGGACGTGGGTACATTGATCATTGATACAGAAATAATTAGCCCTTCTACATCAGTAGACATATTGATTTCAGATGTAGATACAATTAATTTTGGTGGTAAAGCTGATAGTATCATAAATCTTGGATCTGCTACTACAACTACTAAAATACCAGGATATATAAAGAGAACTTGGAAAACTGTAACAACACTTAGAAATGCAGTTTCAGGTGATTATTTGTTGATTGATACAACATCGTTTAACGTACAAATAACCTTACCACCAACACCTGATTTTGGTGATGTTATACATTTTGCAGACAAAAATGGGATCAGCCCAACTAGAAAACTGGTAATTTATAGAAATGGAAATAAGATAAATGGCTTAGAATCTGATCTAGAAATTACAACACCAAATAGAATATTTTCCCTAACTTATACTGGTGCAGTAAGAGGCTGGTGTTGGGATAAAGAATTTTGGAGAATAGTAAGTTCTAACTATACTGCTATGAGTGGAGATCAACTGATGATTGATAATTCCTCAGTATCAATCACTAGTATTGTTGTGACTTTACCCGCTACACCACAAGTAAGTGATACAATTAGATTTATTGATCAAAAAGGATTAACAGTGGCCAAACCATTAATTATTCAAAGAAATGGTAATTTAATTAATGGTTCCGCTAGTAATCTCACAATTGATCATACTGGGGCAGCATTTACCTTAGTTTATACAGGGGCAACTAGGGGCTGGTGCTATGATAATGCTTAATTTTGATAAATATTTGAAAGGGGTTAAAGATGCCATATAATATTAATAGGTATAACGGAACGTTGGTTACTACTGTAGAAGACGGTACCGTTGATAATACCTTAGATATCAAGCTAATAGGGCGAAATTACGCTGGTTATGGCGAAGTTCAAAATGAAAATATGGTTCATTTGCTAGAGAATTTTTCTGGTACGAGTGAGCCTTCCCGTAAAATAACAGGTCAAATTTGGTACGACAGTGGTAATAAAAAATTAAAATTCTATGATGGAACACAATTTAGAACTACAGGTGGCGCAGAAGTAGGAACTACTCAACCAAGCGGACTTACTGTAGGTGATTTTTGGTTTAATACTGAAACTAATCAATTATATGCCTGGTCAGGATCTACAACAGGATTTATACTCGTAGGACCTCAGGCTGTTGAAGATCAAGGAACCACAGAATTAAAAAGTGTTAGTGTTACAGACTCGAATGGCACCGTACATCCTATAGTAAAATCCATAATTAATAATAAAACTGTTTTTGTTATCAGCAATGTAGAATTCACTTTACCAGATAACACAATTGAAGGATTCAAATTAATTAAAAAGGGTATAACTCTAGTAGATACACTAACAGTATCACCTAGTGATCCCACACATGGCGTAACTAGTTCTGATTATAGATTTTGGGGTACGACTAGTAATAGTTTAAAACTAAATGGAAAAACTAGTAGTGATTTTATTCTAGCAGCAAGTCCAGAGTTTACAGGTACAGTATCTTTTAGTAATAGTGGATATACTTTAGGTACTCAAGATACTCTTCAAGTATCTATCAACAGTGATGGAGACCCAACATTTAAATCAATCAAATTAGATGGTAGTATTAGGTTTGTAACTAAAGTATCAGCAGATCAAGGGGTAAGCGATAAAACGCCAATGAAATTAGTTGGTAATGATATATTACCAGGATCTAATTTAAATAACAATATAGGCAGGTCAGATTTAAAATTTTCTAGCATATATGCCCTTGATTTTTACGGTACTTTTAGAGGCACTGCTACTAATGCAAATGCACTAAAAACAAATAATGGTTCAGGGCAAACTTATCTTGAAGGAGCACTAGCAGCAGACCCTAATACATTGGCTGCTAGAGATGTAAACGGATCAATAACAGCGACACAATTTTTAGGACAGGCAAGTACTGCATCTAATCTGAGTGGTGGTACAGCTGGTTCTATTCCTTATCAACTTACAGCAGGAACAACTGTTTTTTTACCTAAAGGTAATACAAATGAAATTTTAAGTGTAAATTCTTTGGGTCAATTAGATTGGCAACCTATCACAACTTTTTTTAATCAAGGTAATGCTGATAATATTAGTGTTGAAGAAGCAACTTTGTTAAATGCTAATCAATATGTAACATTCGTGAGTGCTACTGGTACCACGCATCAAAAATTAAAAAGTGATCCTTCAGGACTTACTTACAATCCTAATACAAACACCTTAAAAACCCAAGTATTCGATGGTGAAGCAAGTAAAGCAGCCTATGCTGACTTGGCTGAAAAATATCTAGCAGATAAAGAATATGAAGTAGGAACTGTATTAATGGTTGGTGGAACTCATGAAGTAACATCCTGTATTATTGGTCATAGGGCTGTAGGAGTAGTCAGTGCTAAACCAGCATTTTTAATGAATAGTGAATTAGAAAACGGAACAATGGTAGCATTAAAAGGTAGAGTACCAGTTAAAGTAAAAGGTCCAGTTAAAAAAGGTCAGAAATTAATTGCACATGAAAATGGTTCATCTGTAGTTAGTTCAGTATATTCTGGTGATGTATTTGCTATAGCACTTGAAAGTAATGATAATCACGAAGTCAAACTCGTGGAATGCGTAATACTATAAATAAAAAAAGGAATTACAAATGGCTATAGGGTCAGGAAATTTAATAGATGGTGCAGATTATAACGGAATACAGACCGAAGTAGCATCTACATTAGGAACAGGAACAGGTGATCGAGGTTATGGTCAACCCTTAGCCAGTGCTCAAGTTGCAGCAGGTACTTTAATTACTGCTACACAGATGGTTAACCTTAAAACTGATATTGATAAAATTTCCTTTCATCAAACCAATGCTGCTAGTAGTGCTCCTAGTATAAGTGCAGGGGGAACAATTTTAGCCAGTGACTGGACTACTTTTAGTACTCAAATTACAAATTTATCCACTGCTGCTAATAGATTAAAAATATTTGGCGTCGATGATACTGTAGGAAATACAAGTCAATCCACATGGTTATTAGATCAGGCAACTTCATCAATTTCAAACTGGAATGGTAACAAAATTCATACTATAACTGTAGATTTTGGCACAGCCGATGGAGCCAGATATTTTTTTAATACCGGTGGAGAAATTAGACTAGTACCTAGGCATAGCGGGCAAACAAGTACTACAACTAAAGGCGGACGTTGGAAAGCCATGTTTGATAGTTTAGGCACTTTTGGTGTAAGAATCGGTGCTAATAGTACTAAATGTGCAGCAGGTACCCCACAAACTGCTAGAGGGTATTATCAACTTACTACTACTAATCAACAAGTTTTTGAAATTATAGATACTGGAACTTATAGCGGGAATGATTATACCGTTTTTGCAAGAGTTTCAACCCCTTTAAGATATTTGTATATAGAAGCGTATTTTAGAGATGACACAGCAGTCACAGCCAATACTGGTACTACTGATGATGGACCAACTGACGAAGCTGTTGATGGAACTACAGTGAGTAGTGTAGGTTCATTTAGAGCCACAGGTTCTTACGTTGCATGGACTGGTACAAATTATGGCTTAGCAGCCGGGCAGTTGGGTCCAGCAATTACTGATGTAGATATGTAAAATAATTCTTGCCATAAATTACATAGATAACTACTAAAATGTAGGAGGATCTATGGACGAGAGACTAGAAAAGGCATTGGATTTTGCCAATTTTATGGTAACACTGAATAATCAAAAACGTAGTTTACGTGAAAAATATTATACAGATTGTGTGTATTATCATAATGGTGGTACATTTACTATTACTAAAGAATTAATTACTTTCATTAAAACTCTAGTAGACTTAGGTAACACAGAAAGTACTGTAGTTATTGATGATAATGATTTACCTGTTAGAATTGATAATATTAAGCAGTTTTTAGATGATGTAGTAGATCAGTACTTCATTGCATCTAATAGTTATTATAATGATTATCAATTACTTAAAAAGAATAGAAATGTAGAGGCCTTGACCAAATGAACCAAGGCATAATGTTATATGCTCTGAACAACGAAGAGATTGATTATGTAGAAATTGCTTATCATGCTGCGCTACAGGCAAAAAAACATTTAAATTTACCTGTAGCCATAGTTACTGATAGTGCAGATTGGTTATATCAAAAATTTCCTAACTATAAAGAAGTATTTGATATAGTAATTAAAGTTGTCCATGAAACAACTGTAGAACCATGGCGTAGTAATCAACATTATGGCATCGGAAATTTAGCCTATCATAACGGGACTATTTGGCGTAAAGTAAAAGATGGTAAAGAAGTTGTCAATGTTATTAATAAAGAATTCAAAGAAAAAAGAAAATTTGAAAAAAATAATTATGAGAGTGTATATGAAGGCATTGACATAGATAAATGGTATCCTAATCTTCCTTATTTGAAAGGACAACATGTTTGGTATGAAAATACTCTATATCGTTGTCATACAGACTATGAAGAACATGATGAATTTAGTACTAATCAATATGACGTTTTATTAGAAAATGTTTATGATTTTGAATCTGATGTCATTACTCAAATAGGTGATATTATTTTGTTTAATAGAACTTTATGGATGCAAAAAAAAGAAATTAAACAAACAAAAATTAAAAGCACTATAAAAGAAATAATATTAAATGAAAAATTTTTTGATAGAGTATATGAAGGCATTGACATAGATAAATGGTATCCTAATCTTCCTTATTTGAAAGGACAACATGTTTGGTATGAAAATACTCTATATCGTTGTCATACTGATTATGAAGAACACGATGAATTTAGTACTAATCAATATGACGTTTTATTAGAAAATGTTTATGATTTTGATAATGAGG